AATACCTTTAGACACTTGTTCAATTAGATTATGTTCTTTAAACGACTTCATTGAATGGTTTTAACCTTCTCTCTACTTGTTCTTTTTTGCTACCCTTTACTTGTTGCCATAAATCATTATCTGCCTTACGAGCACCACCACCTGTAATAAATGAGTTTACTCTTGCAAATGCCCACTGTTGTTGTGTTGCACCTGGTCGGTGTCCACCTCTCCATGCAGCCATACCTCGATCATAAACTTTTTTTAGAATACCATAAGGTATTCCTGTTTTGTCTGATTTGTTTTGTAGACCTGTAATCTTTTCATCTAATTGTTCGACTTTCTCAATCATCTTTGCAACGACTGATTCTAAGATTTCTTCGTAAGTATCACCATATCGTTCTTTATATTTGTGAATGGTAGTTTCACTTTCTGACCATTCTTTAATATCTTTAATTTTAATTTCTGTTGGTTCCATTTCTTTAATCTTTTTCTTTGAACTTTCTCCAGGAGTGATATCTTTGGCATGATCTGCATAATCTTTTCCAATTTCATATGCATCTGAAATATAACCAGGAACTTTCATTGCTTCTTCTACTGACATTTCTTCAGGCACACAGTTAGGAACTTTTTTACCATTTTTCATTTTCATACCTACTTGTTTAAAACCATCCCAACATGCTTCATTAACATTACTTTCACCATACATCTGTTTATATTTCTTTGTGTATTTACTTGGTTTTGTTTTTGCATCAGCATCACCAGGTGCAGGTTTGTTGCTATCACCTCTATCTTTTGCAAAATGTTTTGCTCTTTTTTCTTTTTCAGCATCACTCATACCTTTGTAATATTTTTTCGGTTGTGTACCTTTGATGTCTTTGACATCAGGATCTTGTTGATTTCTTCCATAATCTCTTGTTGAAACTTTTATGTCTTCTAAGAAATCATCTTCATCATCATCTAACTCATTAGAATTTTTCTGTAGTACAACATCTTTTACTTTTTCTTTTTTCACATTGGTTGATTCCATTAATTCAGATTGTGTTGAATCAACAGCAATACATTCATGTAACCATGCTTTCTTTACACCACCATCTTCCATTTCATAAACAAGATAATTTGTTCCTCGTTTGATTATCTTACCGATAGTACAGTCATTCATATTTTCTACATAGTCGCCAATGTTAAATACATTTTCTTCTATGTACTCTTGTCTTAATTCTTGTTTTTCAAAGTCTTCTAAACTCATTACTGGTTTCATTTGAACTCCAAATCCATATGTTGATTTAATTCCCATTGCAGTTCTTAAATCTTTAAATAATTTTTTACCGTCTGCATCTTTCATCTTAGTTGGCAGACCTTTTCTAAAACTGTTGTAGTCACCTTTGACAGCAAACAATCTCATCTTTGTACCAGAGATACCTGTAGTCCCTTGTGCATCGGGATCTCTTGCACCTGCACTCATCACTTCCGTCTTATCAAAATCATAAGATTGTCCATTATATTTTGTGATTAATCTTTTAAATTCTTCTACTCGATCACTTCCACCAATCATATAAACATCTGAATATTTTTTATTCAGATCATTACTTAATACTTCCATAAATGTTCTGGTGTTACCTGTTGCAGGTTTAAATTTAACACCAGGATATAAAGGTTGTAGATATTTTATTTTTGTACGTGCATCAAGTGGATTTTTATCCTTATCTTGTGTTGCACTTACATAAACAATTGCATCACCTTTAATTCTTTTGGCAATTGATTCAACTTTCTCAATTAATTTTTCGTGTCCTGCAGTTGGAGGATTCATTCGACCAAATGCGAACGCAACTGCTTTAGGTCTTTTAGAACCCTTTGCCAGAAACTCTTTGAATGTCTTTTTCATTATACTCTCTTTGCCCCTTTATCCCAACGTTTTGCAGCTGTAAAGTTTGCAGCTGAAAATTCTAATCGATCTACTAACTTTCTTGCAGTTCCTTTTTGATCAACAACAACATAACCTTCTGGATTGGTTACTTCTAAACCATTACCTCTCACAACAAAAGTACCAATTGATTTTGCTTGATTAAGTTTATCAATAATCACTTTCTTTGCTTTCTGTATTGTCTTATATGTTGCGATTGCAAAGTAAACTTGTTCACCAGCACGATCAATGAAACGTAAACCATCATTTAAAATTGTTTTGTATTTGTCTTTAGTTTCTTGTTTCTTTACTTTATCAATATCAGCACTCACTTTACCTTCGTAGTAATTTCGAAAACCTGATACTGCTTTTGCTGTTGCTGGTATATCTTCCATTTGTCTTACAAAAGTATTTAGATATGTCTTTAAATTCAATCCGATTGAGTATTCTGATAAGTCTGTTTTCATTTTGTTTAAGACGGGTGTTGATTTCTTTAATGAACCTCTTGCCATGTTTAACATATTACCGAGTTGTTCACCTTCTCCTAACGTCATCATTACACTACCAGAAACATCTTTGTACGATGCATCATCAAACCAGACGTTGGGAGATCGTCTAAGTTTTGATACATCAGCACCAAACTTTGCTTTTAATTTTGCAATCGATGAACCTACATAAGTTGTATGAAATATAATACCAAACTTTGCACGTGCAATTCGTTGACCTAAACCTGTATTCTCTGGCACAGTGTAAACAATCGTATTTGGTTGAAATGAAATGACTTGTTCTTTTTTACCAGATGGTGATGTGATACCTTTTGTCTTTTTCATTGATGTCGTAAACATCATATCACCTTGTAGAATGCCTTTGAAGTTTAATGGTTTTAGATATAATAATGCTTCTCTTAAAATGTTTGCAACATCGCCTGTATGATTTCTCATTACATCAGCGGGTGTGTAATTAATCTTTGGTGTGACATTAAATAAACTTTTGGTTGCAACAAAGAACTTGCCGTTTTCTGGATTAATACCTGCAACGATAGCAGGTGCACCATCCCACTTGACAGTAAGATTTAATTTTTTGTTTGTATTACCTTGTAACATATCACGTAATGCTTCTAAAAAATTTAATGCATTTTCACCACCATCTGCACCATTCAGAATAATATCATCTTCTAAATGTTCTAAGTGTGTGTTTTTATCTTCTACTAAAAAATCTATCATTTTGGAAACACTATCGTATTATTGAAATCCATAATTGGTTCAGCTGTTAGAAACTCAATAACATTTTCTACTTTCTGAACTATCCAGTTTTTAATTGATGTAATTAAATTGATAACAAAATCTTTAATTCTTTGATATGCAATTTTAAAAATGTTTTCATTTATTTGCTCTTCAGTTAATGAAAAATTCCATTGACCACTAAGTATCATTTCTTCTTTAACTTGTTTTGCAGTATCATCTAATTTGTTTACAATTAATGCGACAACAGACCAATAATTATATTTTCCTGTTTTCTCACCTTGTAATTTTTGACTTGATGATTTAAAACGAACAGATGTTTTCATTGCATCAGCAACTTTTTGAACATATGCATTTTCAGTCATCGCATGATATGATGTACTTCTACCAGACTTATCACCAACTAAAAAATAATATGCTGTTGCTGGATTCTTTGGTCCAAACTTTTCTATACCTGTCATTGCCTCACGAGCAAAAGCAATCTTAAACTCATCACTTTTGTCAAATAATTGATTTAACTTTTCAATCATTTGTTTGTGTGCTTTATTTCCCTCTGAAATAATTTTATCTTTACCTGCCTTTGAACCTTTGATAAAATCATCAACAGTTCCACCTTTTGTTAAACCTCTTTCTACAAAACTATCAAAATCACCGAGGATAGATTTAACTAATGGATCTTTCGTTAGAGTATTTTTTACTGATTTACTTCTAAGAGCTGCATTGAATGTCGCCACTGATTCTGCTTTACCACCAGACATTAATTGTGCAGGACCTATTTTAAGAGAGATTTGTGAATTACCGATCATTAAATCGGTCTTTGGTGTGGTGTTTGATGCACCGAAACTTTTCCAAAAGGGTGTTAAAGGATATGTACCTCTACCTAATTGTTTTGCTACTTTCTTTTTACCAACTTTTGATATGATATTTTTTACAATATTCTCACCAGCAATTTTTAATGATTTATCTTTTAAGACCATATTATAGTCTTTTGAAGATATACCCAATTCATCTGCTGAAGGAACTTTTAAACCTTGAATTGAATAGTAACCCATTACTATTGCTGGTTCAAAATCAGCACCACCTGCTGTAGATTCAGTTAAATAACTTTTAAAACTTTTCATACACCTCTCCCATTTGTGTAAAATATATCACAGTTTCCATATTATGTCAACAGTTATATTTATAATTCTTTAATACACAGGAAGTTAGGTATACCGTTATTTTGTGTCCAAATCTGTTCTTTATTGTGAAATTCTGCAAACTTTTGAGCATCATCTTCAAACTCAAAGACATTCACCACTTTACGTGTGTTCTCTCTGACTTGCCAGATGATATCAACAAATCCTGGCATACGTCTGGACTTCACAGGTTTTGTTGTATATTTGAGTTTCTTTGTTGGTGTTTTTCTACGAGAAGTTGCCATATTTGTTTCCTTTGTTCTTTTTTATATACGATTCGAGTACGTCTTCACCATCTTCATCAAGTTGTTGTTCAACTAGATTTTGTGCTGATTGTTCTACATCAAAAAATTTCATACGAGAACGGTCAACACCGATGACAAACTTCTTGTTCATTGTAGGATCGTTATATCGATTCTTCAATTGTTTGACCATCATTTGACCTGCCTGTTCTAATTCATCGTTTGAAATGAGAGCAAACATGAAGTCAGCAGTAGCAGGCAGACCAAATGATTCGGAGGTGTCTTCAAGGCCTATATCAGTAGAAACAAATCCAGTTCGAGTAGTTTGAGTTGCCGTCACAATCGGGAGGTTACATTCGACTGCCAGACCTCTTAACTCCTCGGCAATAGCCTTGACGTAAGTATAACTGTTTACATTGGCACCAGGTTTGAAACGTGAACTTGCACAGATATTAATATAGTCAACAAAGACAATATCTGGTTTAAATGTTTTCTTCAATGCCAATTCATTAATTAAAGATTTAAAGTGACTTGTACTAGCAGAAGCAGTAGGATATTCTTTGATGACTAATCGACCTGTTGTTGCTTCTTTTAACTTTTGAATCTTGTCTGAGAATATTTTCTTGTTCAATGAATACAAATCATCAGTAGAAATGTTTAATAGATTTGCATCGATTCTTTCAGCAATTCTTTCTTCAGCCATTTCCATAGTGATATACAAAACATTCTTATTGATTGATAGAGAGTGAGCAGCCATGTGGGTCATAAACATTGTTTTACCAACACCAGTACCTGCCAATGCAACATTCAATGTTTTGTTCGGTAAACCACCTTTGGTAATCTTGTTGAAATAATCTAAATCAAATTCAATACGTTCTAACTTTTGATGATAGTAATCAAATCTTCGATCAACATCATCTAAATAATCATGACCAACATGGGAATCAAAGGAGACACCCAATGCTTCGGATAATATTTCTGGTATCGCTTCTGGTGTTCTTTTTGTATCTTTATTCTCTAATATTTGAATACCATCCATTACGGCATTATGTATGGCACGATCTTTACAAAACTTCTCAGTTGTTTCAACCAACCATTCCAGGTTGATGTCTTCAGGTTTTAACGATTGAATTAAAGCAACAATTTGTTTATATTCTTCATCAGTAATATCTCTACGATTCTGAATATCAATTTCTAAAGTTTCTTTGGTAGGAAGTTTATTATACTGATTCGTAAAATTAAATATTTCTTTAAATAATATTTTTTCTAATCGATTGGTAAAATATTCTTCTTTAATAAACGGTAATACTTTTCTGGAGTATTCTTCGTTAAATA